GAGTTTCTAATCCATATCCTACTATTTGTTTATCTGCATCTGTTTGTGGGTTAGCACCAGTCACATAACCTGGAGTACCACTGTTTTTAGTTAGCACGAGTGAAAATCCTTGTGGGATTTGACCAGTAGTAATTGTAGTACCATTCCAGTAGTTATTATCACTTGTTACAAGTCCACGACCATGAGTTTGTACCCAACCATATTGGTTAGCCCCTATAGCTACAGTTGTTACCCCCACTTGATGTTTGTTTGTTGTAGAACCAGCTTGGTTGGCTGCATAATCTGTTACAACGTTATAATAAAGACTGTAACCTAAATTGACTATTGAACCAGCTGGAACAGCTAATACAAGAGGTGATGCAAGATTTATTGTAGTAATACCATTGGAAGCCGCTGGTGTGTTACCACGAATTCTATAGCTAGTACCTTTACCAGTACCAGTAATTATATCTACTTCACCATCTTGTAAATCGTTAAGACCCAAAGCTGTACCATTGAGTTGTACTTTTAATTCGTACACTCCCTGTCCAACTGTAGTCGCAGAAGCAGCCGCTACTGTTAATCCTACGAGATTGCTTGTGTATGGAGTACACACAACTAGGCCAGCAGCTACTGGACTTGCACCAACTTTAACATATCGAAACACACGACCATCACCTGTTTGACCAGTTGAACCAAGAAAATCTTGTTTGTCGTTTGTGACTACTCTCAAGTCAACACTAGTGAGTTCCCTACCAGCCTGTTGCATATATTCTCCTTAGTTTTTACTAGCTAGCTGTTGTTACTGCTACCCAAGTGGTTGAACCAGTTGAGTTAACGTATAAACGTGTGCTAGTTGAGCTACCATCAGTTCTTAAGTACAAAGAACCTTGTGTTGCTGAAATTGTTGGAGCACCAGAACCTGCGTATATACCAGGAGCTGTTGCAGCACCACCTAGAACAACTCCAGTTGTGGCACCACCAGCTGTTACACTGGTAGCACCTGCGTTAGCGAGTAAAGAGCCAGCTACGCTAAGACTTGGAGTTGAACCGTTGATTCCAACATTTACGTTTTTGTTAGTGTTTAAGCCGTCCATTCGGACAACTTGAACGTACTTCTCTAATAGGCGATTTCTATTTGTTATTGCCATAAGTACCCCTCCTTAAAAGGATATTAGTTAATGTTTAGGAATACTGGTCCACTTGTTGATACTGAGATAGCAACGTGTGAGTATCCAATTACTGGGCTAGTTGAAGCTGTTGCAGTTCTTACAGAACCAGCTACAGATACACTTTGTCCAATTGCAGTTCCAACAGCGATTGTACCAGCTGCGTCGTTCTTGACGTCTACTGGTCCAGCAGTTTGTACCCAACCGTAGTTAGTTACAGAAGCTGTGTTAGGAACAGGCATTACTGTTACACCTACAGGGATATCAGCTGTTGCTGATGTGTTTACTGAGCTGTAAATGCTTGGGTTTAGGTTAACTGTGTCAGTACCAGGTACTAATGCAGTTGTGTGTCGCATAGCTTCAGCTAGGTAAACTGTGAAAGTTGCACTACCAGCTGCTGCTGTGTTTCCTTTAACTCTATATAAGTATGAGCTAGTAACACCAGCTGCACCTACTAATACTTCGAGGTAACCTTCAGCAAATTGGTCTTGAGTAATTGCAGTTGAACCGTTAGTAATAACGATTTGTGTTGCACCAGTTGCTAGGTTAGCAGCAACCTGACCACCTGTACCAGTTGCTGTGATTGTTAGACCTTGATAACCAGCTGTTACTGCTGCAGCAACAACTAATTGGCCTGAGTTGATTGTTGATGTACCACCGAAAGATACGTATCGATATTTTCGACCGTCTTCGGTCATTCCTGTTGCACCATACTGTACCTGCTTTGAAGTAGATAGAGTATTGATGTCTTGTTCTGTTAATGTTCTAATTCCTACATCCATGATAAATAATCCTTTCTATCAAACCTAGTTTGAAGTAATACCAGTTAGTTTACCGTTTCTTCGAGGTTGTCTGTGGATTAAGTTACCCATAAGGATAAGTAGACCTACTTCACCATACTGGTTGACAGGAGAAATCAATTCTCGGAATTGCCAAGCACTTGGGAATGGTACATCTTTGTAGTAACCTTCTGTAACATCTACAGTAGAACTAATTTGCTTAAGACCTGAGTCAATAAGACGCTTGAATTCCATGTAGTTTTCGTTCAACCAGAAGAATGTCTGTGATGTACAGTTGTCATCAGCTACTAAAGGACGAGCCCTGTAACTAATAGCGTTAAATCCAGCGAAACCTGAAGTTTGCTCACCTGAAGGTCGAGTCTGACCATTTGGTGTACCACCATCTACTCTGTCGTATCCACGAAGTTGTAGTGTGTCGTATCGAGCAGAAACCATAGGCTGAATCAAACCTTCGATGTAAGTCCAGATAGTCTTAGTTGTAAGACCAATTGTTGGGCTTTCTGAAGTTGAACCAGCAGCTGATACGTTATCGAATTCGCTTGATAGGTAATCAAGAGTAATGATACCGCTTGTTACAGCTGTTACGTCTGCGTTTACAAATGTGTTGCTTGAACGAGTCAAACCAGCGTATGAGCTTGAGTTTGTACCGTTGTCAACGATTAATCCAAGACCGTCAAAGTCTTTTCCTGAACCAACACCGTAAGCAATCTGACCAACACTTTGGTTAGCTGAGATTTTAGCTTCGTCAAGACGAGTCTTAAGAAGCATCAAAACTTGCTTTTCGTTGTTAGCGTTTACAGCTCTTTCAATACCAGGTACTACTACTGACTGCTCGTAAGCTGCCAAGTACCAAGTCATAAGACGTGTATTGTTAGTTGCTGAAGTTGGGAATGTGTCCATTCCTGAGAAAGAACCACCAGTTGTACTGTTGGCTGTTTCAATTGGCTGTGATTCGTATACACCCTTCCAGTTTCCTGGTTTGCTAAGTACACGAGCCAATAAGACGTTCGAGTTGTTGATTTGGTCAACAATCGTTGGAAGTATGTCTTGATAGGTGATGTCTGCCACTCTATCGGTAAATACCATTCCTGCCATATTATCTCCTTATTTAGTTTGTTACATCACCAATAAAAAAAAGCCCTGTGATGGGCTTTAATTTCACTGCCTGATAAGGTTATAATACTAAACTTTCTTAGGCTTTGCAACAGTTTTTGTAGCTGTTAGTTTTTCAACATCTGCTTCTAATTGAGCAATCCTGTTTTGTAGTTTTTCTACAATAGGTAGTTCTTCACTTCTAAACTTATCTAAGATAGATGATAGTTCCAACACTGCTTCCTGATAGTTTTCTTTGTGAATGTGTAGTCTTATTTCCTTTGATACATGTTCAGCTTGTTCATGTGTCCAGATACCTGCTGACTCTAACGCTGCTATAAACCAATTTTGCATATTACTCCTCTATATGTCTAAGTTTTCTAAATATATGTCTAAATCTCTACTGCTCATACCACGAGTTACTTTAGCTCGTTCTGGTTGGCTTCTACTCTTAACGTTTGATGTTCTACGAGCTATTCCCTTCCTTTCATTGTCTTCAGCTTGTTGCTTAGGACTTACCTTAGGATTCTGTCTTCTATACATTGCATAGGCTTCTTGGAATCCAATGTGTCTGTAAGGTCGGCCAGCGTTGTACTCTTCCATGTAACGATTATTCATGTCTTCTTTGAAGTCAAGAATCTCTTGGATTAATACTGTTGCTGGGTCTTTCTCAAAGTTAGGGTCGTTAGGTGCTGCCTTAAACTTAGGTAGCTCACCTTCCTTTTGTAGTTCGTTAATGTCTGCTCGGTCTGCATTGTCTTCCAGTTCTCTGAACTGTTGTGCAGCTTTGGTTGTTTCCTGTGTACGAAAATCGTTCTGTAATTCCAAAGCTCGGTTTTCTAATAATGAGAAGTTCTTGTTAGCAATACTCATCTCACGTTGGTCTACATAGTGGAAACCTTGTGGTAGTTGCTCTGGGCTTAATACTTCATATTCTTGTACTTCACCATCTACACCAATACTACCTCTTACCTTAATAGGTCGAATGTTGTCTAGTATGTATTGTTGTTCTGGGTTAAGGTCTGAACGATTAACTGTCTGGGTTTCGGTAGGTGTTTCAGCAACGACTTCTTCTTCATCATCAGAATCGTCATCTATCGTATAGCCATTTTCCTCATCATTGCTTTCTTCACTATCATCGCTTGCTTCTTCAGATTCAACGACTTCCTGTTCTTCTTCAGTTTCATCAACTGCTTCATTCTCTTCTGTTGTTTTCTCTGTTGCATCGTCTTCATTTTCGACTAACTCCTTAGTTATAGGATTTAAATTATCATCTAAAGCGTTAAGCTTCCTCTCCAGCTCTGGGCTGGCTGTGAAACCTGGTATGTTTGCATCTGCCATAGAATGCTCCTTAAATTACTTAATTGTATTGTATCACGAATTAGAGATTAGGCAATTGTGTAGGGCTGGCTGGGTTGATTGGTTGAGGTGCTGCTGCGTTATTTAAATTAGGTCGTGCTCCACCTAATGCTGATAAGTCTAAACCTGGAGGAGGAAGTGGTGGTCCTGCTTGACCTGTTGGTCCCATTGGTGGCATACCAGTTGTTGGCGGCATACCTTGTGGTGGCATACCTGGTGCTGGTGGCATTCCTGGCATAGCTCCCATTTGTTCTGGTTGTGGTGGTTGTAATGGTACGTTTGGTTCAAGCATTTGTATACCTTGCTGTGCCATTTGGTCTAATGCTGTCCGCTTTTCTAATGAGTCAATAGCTTTGTTTACAAACTTCAAGAATGCGTTCTGATATTTCTTTTCAGCTTTCAAGAAGCCATCGCTCAACATCAGCTTGCGTAGTGTAAGTATGTATTCTTTGTTGCAGTCTTTAGGTTCTTCTGGTTCTACATCGTTCATGATGAGTGTGTAAGCCATGTATGCTTTGGTTTCATCAACACCGTCCATAGCATCACGAGCCAATGACATTGGGTCAGTTTTAAACTTAGCCCAGTTATCGTAAAGCTTCTGTGGGCTTTGCAAGTGAAGCATCTTGTAAATGTCAAGTGGAGATAGTAGTGCGTCTTTGGATAAGTTCATAGCAATTACTTCTTCTCTTTGTTTGTCGAGTGGTGGAGTTGAGCCTGCTTTAACTGACACTGCAATACCATCTTCAAATAAGTATCGGTTAGCTGTTAGGTAATCAAACTGTCCGTCACCGCCATTGTATACAAAGTAGTGGTCTTCGTTGTACCAAACACACATCATTTGTGTGAGGAAGCTGTAATAGTCAGATGAGAATCTATCAATTGAACGAACATATAAGTCTTGTCGACCAGATGCTTGGTTCTTCTTTAATAATGTTTCACCAAGTGTGTTCTTTTCGTTCTCGGCACTGTCTACACCAGAGAAGTCTACTGGTGCTCCCATTAAGTTAGCCACTTGAGTTCGCAAATCAATCTTATCCTGATATAGAAAGTTAGGCACAACTGGTGGTGGTACTTGGAATACCATGTCCTGTGTTGCTTTACCTGCAGTTTTAATTAGTAGTCTTTGGTTAGGGTCACCTGTAAGGTTCTGTAGGTCATCTTTGCTAAGTCCTGAATCACTGGATACTACTAAGATACCATTGGCTTTGTCTGCAACTTCCATAAGCTGACGACCACGCTTGTTGAGTACGCTCTGTAGTGGCTGTGCTTGCTCTACTGCTGATGTCTGGTCAATCCAGTGTGTACCATCGTTATCAAAGTTCAATGCAATGTATGGCTTCATTGGTGCATCAAAGAAGTTTCTATCTCGGTCGCTGTAAATGAAATGTGGGTTTTTGCTCTTCTCTAATATTACATCAGAGAACCAGTAAACTAATGCTTCGTGTGGTTCATACTTCTTGTCGTAGTAGGTTAAGTATGTTTCGTGGATAGCAATCATTTCTTCAAGCTGTTTGTATGTGCCACGCTTAATGCCAGATGCTTTGTAGATTTCTTCTTTTTTCTCTGGCCACCTGTGGCATACTTCGTTGATGCTCATCTTAAGTGTCATGTCGATAAATGCAGGGTTCTCACCTTGTGCGGCGTTCTTGTCTACAACAACATGCTCTGGGTTTACTGCGTGTGCAAGTATCTCACCATTCTTGCCATAGTCAGGGTCAAACTCAAACTTAATTAAACCAATTCTCTTGTTGAGTGCATTCCTAACTACGCTTTCCATAATACGACCAAGCTTAATCTTTTGGCTGTGTGCCATATGTATCTTTTCTAAGTCTAATGCAAACTGCTTTGATGTAGGTGAATCATTGGCTGGGCTAACTTCTGATTGTGGTTCACGAGCTGTAAGGTATGCCATGATAGCTTGCTCTGCAATGTAGACTTGGTTTTCAATGTAAGGCATTTGAAAACGATAAAGTGAACGAACATCTGTCTGTTTACCCAAGTACACTCGTTCATTATCTCCACGAACCTTAGCTAAGTTAAATCCGTCTGGTGTGTCCCAATAATCCTTGGAGTCTTGGACTCTTTGTTCCAAGTTCTTAATGAGTTGTAGGTCATCAATTTGAATAGAAAGAGATGGCAGTGTATCAATGACTTCTTTCTGCCCTTGATAGTTATCTACCCTAATATCATTTAGTGGTTTTGCTACTTGTTCTCTATCCCAAACTGTACTCATTGTTGTCCTTTAAATAAAAATAGCTCTACCATGAGAGCTGTATTAGTTGCCTATGGTCTTTATTATACATCATATTTGAAAATGTGCTATTGAAATTGATTTCACCCCAAGAAAGTTTCATTTATTGAAACAATACCTGGTATGTTGTTACGCAATTCTTACATATAAATTCTATGTAATGTGAGCTTGGTCCGTATGCTTTATCGTCACTGACTCCACCATTGCTAATTACAAAACGATTGCCTGAGCATCTAAACATTGGCTTCCGACATTTAAAACAATAGATAATATTTACCTCACGCTGTGGCAATGTATTGTGATATATGTACATGCTAATTATCATATAGTTTCTCCATAACTGCTTGTATTACATTTGTTGTTACTGCGTTACCACACATCTTATATCGTTGTGTGTCGCTAATAGGCTCATCACCTACGCCATATTTAGTAAAGTCATCAGGAAAACCTTGTAAGCGTTCGCATTCTTTAGGTGTTAGTCTGCGTATGCGAGCATTATTAAATATTGCTGGTCTTCCGTCCCCGTCTGGTTGTCCTCTAAATGATGATGTTAATGTGCTAGAAATGTCTTGTAAATCTACTTTAGTTCTATGTTTTCTAGAAACAATTATTTTAGGGTGTGTGTTGCCACCTTGCATTGTAGGTAAAGTAGGAGCTATTCCTGACTTGTTGTAAACTCTATCCCTTTGGCTTCCACTGACATCATATTTAATAGTTTCTCCTGAATTGTTGATGATAGGAAATATTTTTCGTTCACATTTGTTTCCAAGATGTCCGACAATGATGACCCTTTCCCTGTTTTGGGGAACTCCGAAGTCTTTGCTGTTAAGTACCTGCCATTCAACTCCATACCCCAAGTCGGCAAGAACCCCAATGATTGTCTGGAAAGTTCTTCCTTTTTCGTGAGTAAGTAAACCTTTGACATTTTCAAGTACCAAATGTTTGGGTTTTTTTTCTGCGAGAATCCTAGCGATATCAAAGAAGAGTGTGCCTCTGGTGTCGTCAAATCCTTTTCTTTTTCCAGCAATACTGAAAGCTTGGCAAGGAAATCCTCCGACAAGAAGGTCAAAATCTGGGAGTTCGCTTGGGTTGATAGTTGTGGCGTTTCCATAGTTTGTGTGTCCATTGAAGTTCCTTTCGTAGACTTTAATTGCGTATTTATCAATTTCGGAGTAACCAACACATAACCCAGAGCGTAACCGTGAGTGCAAGCTGCTATCGTTGGAAATATTCCTTTGTCGCTGTATATCATTCCTGCTTGGCTTCCTATGTTGCTCGCTTGTCCTACTCTTAATAGCTCGTTGTATTCCAAATTCAAATCCTCCTATTCCACTAAACATACTAAAGTATTTCATAAATACCAATTCTCCTCTTGGTTTCTTTTAATTACATCAGCAACGTTAATGTGGAACATTTCTGCCTCACCATTTTCATTGACATAGAATGATTCCTTTTGTGCATTTGGAGGTACTGAGTTTACTACTCCTATTTCTCCTGTACTGTTTCTAGCATAGCCTTCAAGAGCATAGCGTAATGCGTCCATAAGGTGGTTGTTTATATCTTCTGGAATGTTTAAATACTTGTCTGGTACTAGCTTGTCAGCTTTCCACATATAGTTACGATACTCTTTAATTAAGTTAAGACTACGCTTGGTCATGCTAACTCTTTGGTTTTGGACATACTGAATACCCTGCAATATACTGCCCTGTCCTTTTTGTGCTGGTAATACATTCACACCATACAATCTAAGTTCGTCAATACTTTTAGGCTCTGCACTATCTGCAATGATTAATGTTTCAGGATTAGATGCGTTGTTAAGAAAGTCTGCTATTTGTTTGTTGCTAAGTCCTTTGCGATACAATCTTTCATCAAGTATAAATCCACCATTGTAGTAGTAGACATCTATTATTGCTGTTGGGTCATTGGAATAACCAAAGTCCATACCTCTTCGTTCTAGTCTGGCTTCGTGTGCTATTTCATCAATGATAACCCAATCACGATATACTTTGCCTTCTAGTTCACCTAGCTTACCTTCACCATAGACTCTCCACCATTGTTTGTTGTGTCTGTGTGATTCAATATCGTCTATAAGCTCTTGACTCAAACCTTCGTTGTCTTTGTATGTAAGTGTTATGAAATCATGTGGATAATTTGGAACTATTTCTGTATACCACCAGAACTCATTGGTAGGGTTCCAGTCTAACCATATAATTTCTCTAGTACGAACTCTGAGCTGGTCAAAGCTTTCATAATCTATGTTGTTTGCTTCATTTACATACAATACATCACGTCTAGGACCACGCACTTTACCAGGTTGGTCTGCACTGAAAAACTCTATCTTAGAACCACTGGGAAAAGTGTAAGTAAATTCTGTCTTTGTCCACTCACTATCCACATAGTAACCTCTATCTGCCATGATGTTTATGAAATCCCTGATAGCACCTCTACGAAGGTGTGGAAATGATTCAGACACAACTGATATCAATTTAGGTGTGCATTCTATAAATTTAACATCATCGTCCCAGTTATCTGGTTTGACTCCACAGCAGGAAGCGTAGTCTATAAGTATTTGGAGAATAGAAATAGTCTTACCAGCAGATGTACCACCAGCTACTCCTCTAATCCTCTGTTTCAGCTTCAATAACTTTTCGGTCGCTGTTGTATCCTTGAACACTTCTACCCCCTAATAGTGGCTTATATTTAATAGTGATGTTATTGGTTGTACTTTCTTTGGTATGTCCTTTAAGTTTCAATGCTGTTTCTAGGTATTTGTGTCTAATAGCAAAATCAGGTTGTACATCTACAAAGCTTTCGGTGCTTTCTTTACCCATTACAACTGCTTTGGTAGCTGTTAATCCTTCATTCAATACTGTGGATAACTTATCATCAGTAATTCCATACTTTTCCATAATTTCTAAGAAAGACTGACTTTTAGTTAAATACTGTGGGTTCTTAGCACTAGCTTCTGTATATCCTGCTTTCTTCATAGCTTTAGAAACGCTATCTCCATTAGCTATAAACTGTGCAGCTTTCTTTTGCTTCAGAGTTGCCATCTTATTTAAAATTATAACACGCTAATCAACCCATGAATGTATATAGTATTCCGTATCCTACATAAAGCATGAATACACCTACTATAATTTTTATGTAGTCTATTGGTTTTAAGTATTTCATTTTGTTTTCCTTTTTGTTTTTAGTTTACTTATACATAATATATAAGCATTAGTGTAATGTCAATAGTCTGGAGCCCTCGACAGGACTTGAACCTGCGACCCATTGTTTACAAAACAATTGCTCTACCAACTGAGCTACAAGGGCATGATGGCTGTTCGGTATTTAACGCTTGCGACACTTAGCTCACCTGCAAGCTTTGGTAAGCACCTATCGTATTATAGGTCAAAGTTTAATGATTCTCTATCCCAGAAGACATCTGGTTCTACTACTTCTTGTATTGGACAGTGTTCGTTTTCTTCTTGAATGATTTGGTCTATTTCGTGCATAGCTGTTCTTGCTAGTTTACGATTTCTTTTTTCATCATTGTATCGCTGTGCTTCTAAGTTTGCTCTGTTTATGGCAGATTCACCACCACCATGTTCACTGCGTCTACTCATTTGCTTATTTCCTCAATTCCTTTATCAATGTAACCTTTCTTAAAGCTTTCTGTTTGTACTTCTTCTATAAGTTGTTTAATAGCTTGTTTAGATTTAGTTTGATATTGCAGTAATTTTTCAGCGGGCATAACAATTTGTCTGCCTTTTGGATTACTCATAAACTCTACACTTGCTTGTCCTAATAATTGACCAAGTATCTCATCTAGCTTTTCATCTAAGTTCATAGTGTTGCTAATCCTTCTTTTATTGTTGCTACTTGCATCTCTAATGCCTCACAAGCTATCATGCCAACTTCTCTGGCAACCTTAGATGCTCTGGCATTAAAGTTTACTGCTTCATGTATAGACTTTTGTAATGCGTAAATACTATACACTGGGTTATCTCGTATTGGTTGAAAGTCCCTGACAACTCTGTCTAGTGTAAACGTATCCAGCACAGGTACTTGCTCAAGATGTGCATGTATTCTTTGATGCGCCCCATGATAGAGAGGAACTATAAGTTCAGGAGTCTGTCTTAACTTTCTGCCTGAATCAAATGCTCCCCATAATCTATTGGGATATAGTACATGATGTTTTTCTATCTTGCTCATTTGGTTAAATACATATCTATTAGTATAGCTAAAGCTAGACCAGAGATTAATGCACCTATTATTAAAAATATCATCTATTTCTCCGTTTCTTATAATAATTTTTAATTACTAAAATTACTCCGATTCCAATAAGTCCTATATAGAATGCAACTAAGCATGCCCATACTAGGAAAAAATAAGCTAGGAAGTTAAGCATCTACCTTAAATCTTTCAACTGTGTTAGTTTTCTTATTTAAGTAGTGATGGTAGCCATAGCTTGTTTCTATGTACTTGTATCCTTTTTTACTTCTTTTACCACCGATTGAACCAGCTTTCCTAGCAACATCATGGTTAGCAGCAAACCCGCCAGTATTGCCATTCTTGCCACCTATATGTCCAATGTTCTTGTAAAAGTCTTCACCATACTTAGTCTTGTTAGTTTCGGCAGCTCTTAAGCCACCAACACGAGTACCTCCCATTATATGTTCTCCAATTCTTCTTCAAATATGTTCTCCAATTCTTCTTCAAGTTGAGTTTTATATTCAGATATAAAAGCTTTGGTAATGTCACCAAGCAATGCCATCTTTTCTTCAAGCCATTCTGAATCAAAAAACTCCAAGTTAAATTTGTATTTGATTTCGTATTCTAGCTCTGGGTTATCGTACTTAATTTCTAACATAAATTTTCCTTATTATTTTATAGATTATTGTTCCTAATGCTAATATGAATCCCACGCACATGAAGGCTACACCTTCAAAAACTGCTAAGAAGAAAAACAGCATTGCTCCCACCATTAATATTGCCCAAAACATTTATACCCTTTCTAGTGGTTCAAATTTATCTAGAGGAACTTCTCTCATTGTTATAAATGAACCGTTTTTAGTTTTCATTTCCATTGTTGGCCATTTTTTTGCTTCTTCACCACTAATGTACCATTTGCCAGGTAATGACGGTGCATATCTGTATTCAATTTCGTTATGTAAACCTATTTTGTAATCTGCTAATAAGACTACTCTGTCTTTCCATCTAGGTTTAATTATTTCGAATTTTTGTGTTGCAGTAAATTTGTCTAAAGTCATATTAGTAAGGTATCTTTTCCATTAGTTTGCTTATATCTTCTTCTAAGTCTATGTCTATTGCATTGTCTTCTATATGCTTGACTTCTGGTGCTGGGTCTATTGATTCACGTTTAGCACTTTTAGCCCACCATTCTATATCTGATATAGCTTTGTCCATTTCTGACATCTTAACTTTGTTAACCTCTTTACCAAGTATTGTACTTAATAAATTTAGAACTTCATCAGCTTCAGGATATTCTCCCCAGCTGTTATATGTCCATTTAACTTTATTAATAAGTAATGTTACTTGTTTAGCTGTTATGTAACGGTCAGTAGTCGTTGTGTGTCCAGTTGGTGCTGTGTTTACTCTGACTTTGTGCATCTCATCGGCTGATGCTATTGATTCAATAACACCTATACCCATGAAACCTAATGCACGACCTACGGCTGATGTTTCAGCGTTTTCTAGTGCTGCAGTCTTGTTGACCATGCCGTCACCAATTACAGCTTGCGAGTAGCCTGTAAAACATCTGATACTATCTGCGTCTGGTATAACTATAGCTTTAATAATTATATAGTCGTTGCTAGGGTCACTAACTAGTTCAGTAGTTATTGAGCCATTAGGATAAGTTTCGTTAAAGTATTGTACTCGGTCTGACACCAAGACATATTTTTTGCCTTTAATGTCTATTGCTTTTTCTTTAAGTGATTTAGAACTCATCGCCCCATTCCTCCATTGGTTTATTAATCTCGTGTATGTATTTTGCTATTAAGTCTTGCATCTCTTTTATTATTTGTGATGATTCGTCAAGAGCTTCAATTAAATCGTCTAGTAATTCGTCAGACATTATAGTTCCTCCTCTTTGTAAGATTCGTCACCTTCAGCTGTGTATTCTATTAGAGCGTTGTAGATTTCTTCTTCAGTTAAATCCCAACAAAAGTCACAGCTAACTTCCATCTCGTCATCGTATTTGTTGTAGCTAACTTCTAGACCATTTTCGTGGTTACACTTTAGTACCCATGTTTCGTCTAAAGCACAATCTTCGTCAAGTACTAATGTACCTGTGTTTATGTACTCTACATTTATTTTTTTGTAAGACATTACGTCCTCCTTGTTTAAGTTATACTTAGCGTTTCCTAAGTTATTTATAGTGTACAAAACAATTATGTCTATGTCAATAGTTTTTTTTATGTTTATTACATTTGACATAAATTAAGCATGGGGACTATAATACTAAACAAGCTGTAGATACTTTCCAGCCCACAACATAAGAAAAACCCCTCGCTAAAAGGGGTTTCATGTAAATACTTTCATTTATGATAGTAATACTTAGTCCTTATGCTGTCAAGCACTTTTACTTTTCATTATTCAATCTGAATTACTTCTGGTTACCCTTACCATATCTAAAGTGATTAAATAAGGGCTTCTTACAAGTAATTTAGTAGAGAACTTGGGAACAGAAACCGACTGCCAACGAACCATTAGGGTATCAATGGGTTCTTAATAATAATAGTAATAGTCTTTATATTTAGGGTAGCCTTACAAGTAGTAGGGAAGAAGGTTTAGTGGAAAAAACAGTGCTATAATGTGTTAATGAGAAAGATTGGAAAGTATGGCAGGAAATGGCTAAATACTAGAAGATTATGGTTTAAAGAAAACCCTGCTAACTTTTATGTCTGTTACTATTGTGGAAAGGTTATGCCACAGAATGAAACTACACTTGACCACAAAAAGAGTCGGAGTAGACACCCTGAACTTAGATTTGAACTTAGTAACTTAGTACCATCGTGTTATTGGTGCAACTATAAAAAAGGAAGTAATGATTCATAAAAGAAAGAAGGTTTGCATCAAATGCGGTGCGACTTATTTTATTTTATGGAGTGACGATAAGGGTTTTGTAGAGCATAATTTGTGCGATTTATGTCGTGGTGTATAATGCTTATGAAGTCCCTATCGACTTAGCACCTACTATTTATGAATTTTTTTGTATCCCCCCACAAAAATTAAAGTTTAATCACTCTCGTTAATAGTACAAGGTTGGGTAGGCGACCTTGATAAATCTTATAAAATAATGTAGAATGCGTTTTGAGTTATTTGGCGTTTCCAATACTCGTTTAAGAGCCCCTCGTTGGGCTCTTTTTTCTTTGTACTTGACATAAACATAATAGCTTAGTAAGATAATTGTATTAAAGAAAGGAAACGCTTTATGACAAAAAAACCTAAAATGATAGATTTGAACCTACCTAAGGTATTGGCATACATTGCTTTAGTGTTGTTCGCTGTAGTAGGTATCAAGACAATACTAGATAAAGTGAATCACATAGTAGCCTATGGGTTTGCAGTTGGTATTTGTTTGTTGATTGTCCACATAATATTGAAAGACTAACATGTTACATCTGTTAATTATTGTACTTTTTATTATCTATTTGTATTGCATCTTTGCAGATTGATATAATGTAAACGTTCTACAGGAGCAAAAGAGTCATTAAGACTCAATTATGAAATACTTTATTATTTTAATAGGAATCTTGATTGGGCTACAGATAGAACTTGCCAAACCCAAGAAGAAACCGATTGTAGTAAGTTACAAACTTTACTACGAACCACTTGAATCAGAATCTAAATATCTTTCATCATAATTCTTAAAACGAACTCAGCAACTTGTTGGCTAGGGTATTTGGTGTGAATAATCATTACTTCTTCTCCAAGTGTGTCTAAGAGGTTATCAAACTCATCACCTAACTGTCCTCTACTCCACCAGAAGTCACCTGAATCGTCACGGTGGTCTATTACTACTAAGCAATCAAAATCATCATCAGTATCATTTAGATAGAATGCACAATTAGTTTGATTAAGTTGTTCGCAAAATTCTCCATACTCATCAAAGGTTTCTCCCCAGATAGATAATCTTCCTAATTCTTTAGGGTGTCGAGCTAACCATGCTTCATGCCAATCTACCCCACCATAGGTAGGTAAAAATTCACGAACATTATCTTTATTCTGACCGAACTCCATTTGGCCCACGAAACTTCTCCATATCTATACCTTCTTGTAATCGGTATATCTTGAACATTAAACCATGTATCTTGGCTTGATATTGCTGTACTTGTTCTATTAATCCATCTCTGACAATAATCATTTCGTCTATATGAGAATCTTCAAATCCCTCAAGTTGAGGTTGTACAAGTTTTTCTTTAATAAAATTAGCAGCAACATCAGGAAATTCTTGATGTACTTCTACACCAAAGTATTCATTGACTGCTCGAAATATTTCTGGGTGTTGTTCTCTATTTATACTTTCCATTACTTCTCCTCATTAGGCACATAAATTTTACCATTAAATCTTGTAGTGTAACCATTATGTGTTTGTATAGTTATCTGCTGTGTGTCAAAGGGTTTATCTCCTTCTTGGTAATAAACTGCTCCAATACCTTGTTGCCAGTTCTCCCAATTTTGCACTGGTTGGTCGGTCATTTCGTCTATACCACTACCATAGCTCGGTACAGCTCCATCTACTCTTGCTAGACAGCCAAAAGACTGTGCAATGACAAATCTAGCACCTGCAAAGTTTCGTGCCGTACGAGCAGCGTATTCGTGTCTATGAATGTGTCCAAACAGTGTAGAAGTTTCCTCGTTGTTCACGATAGCAGCAGCAGTCTTCCCAGCAGGTCGGACTAAGTGTCCATGAATTGCTTTTAATCTTTCGTTAATCCAGTATTGTGCAGCAGGATAACCTGACTTGTATTCAACGTCTATGTCGGCAAGGTTAAGTAAGAATGGTATAGTTAGAACTTTTTCTTCTGTGCCAGCTTGTTTAACTCCATGTAGCTTTTCGGCGTACTGCATAATGTATTTACTGAGTCGGAGTTCGTGATTACCTGCCAAATAGACAATCTTGGTGTCTGGAGCGTTGGCTCGTATTTTAGCTAAAAACTCGTGTACATAATCTAAAGTTGGGTTAAGTGTTTGAGCAAAGCTGTTCTCTTGTGAGAATCTTCCAAGTTGAGGTAGGTCTAGGTTATCTCCATTTAATACAACTTGGTCTGGTTTAGTATCTCGAATAATCTGTAATGCTACATCTAAAGCTCTTGGGTCGTGAATAGGGTCAAGCGTTCCGTCCTCGTATCTTCTGAATCCTGCCTGTATATCTGGTAATACAATTGCTAACTTTTCATGTGAAGTCTTTTTACCAGTGCTTTTAGTAGGTCGAATGATAGTTGGTTTAGCTTGGCTAATAAACATATCTTCGGTTAATTCAGTAGGTTTAGGAATGTATTGAACACTCATAAGGTCGGTGGTTTCAAATTCACCTTCCTGGTTCTTCATATATCCTTGATAAAGGTTGACACGATTGATTTTTAATATATCATTAGGGTCAATCCCAGAGCGTTCAAATAGCTCCGACAGTTTATCTGCTTCAGGAGTTCTTGCTTGCTCTGGGTTTCTTTCCATTTCGATTACCTTCCTTGCTTTAGCCCTATACTTGTTTCTAGTTCTTCTTAATCCTTCCCAGTCCAACCAGTAATAATGTGATTGGAGCTGTGCGTTGCTCATGGTTAGGAGGTTTTTTAGGTCATCACCCTCCCATTTGACCTTGTATGGCTGCATAAGCCCACCTTTTCAAGTTTAAAGTGTTGTAATGATACTTTTAACTACTGTGACTGCCGCAGCAAATCCTGCTGCCGCCCCTGCAACTATTGCAGACTTGCTTAATTGGTTTGGTTGTACCTGCCAGCTGGCGATGAATCCACCTACAAACGCTGATACTATTACCCAAATGTCGTGTTTTATTTGATTTTTTGTTGGTGCACTTACGTTAATCCATGATGGTAATTTCATTATTTTGCTCCTTTCAAGCCTAATTTATGCTCAATGTCTAACTGTGTAGAAAAACGAGTGAAGTTTACAGGATTGGTACTAACTAACAATGTGTTATTCTGTGCCTTAAATCCTGATGGATTTGATTTATCTGGTTTAAGAGATATACCAACTCCTTCACCTGAATTGCTCCAATTAGTTGAGCCTTCAAAATAAATACCCTGTCCAACCAACACACCGCCCTTAGTGTGGCTTATCTGGTGTGTGGCAGACTGTAAAATTACAAAGGACGATGAAAAGTCCTCAGGGTCTTTTTGTTGGTCAGCGGCAATAATTTCTCTTTCATGTACACCGCCTGCTTGGGATTTGTCCAAGCTAATTTGTACATGTACGCTAGGGTCTTTAAACAGGTCAAGAATGTCCATATTAAGTTCTTCGTCATCATATCCAAACATGTTTAGCTTAAAAAAGAATTTTTCTTGTGGTATCAGATAGTGAAGTATTCCATGTACATCATCACGACCTACAAAGAATAGGTAAGAATCACCATATCCAGGTGAAAGTTTACCTTCTGGGGTAAATGCACCTAGTGGGGACAGTCTTGGGTCATCATTCATAATTTATCTAACTTTTTATGTAATTCATCTAGTTTGTCGTGTATATCTCCGTGAGAAAGTTTCTGTTGTATTTCTTCTCTAAGAATTAAAAGGGCAACAGTAGCAGATACTACATTTGTGTAATTACCACCTACAAGTTCTACTATAGGCTTTTGGAATGTCATTAAGACTACGCCTAAACAAAGAAGTCCCAGTATATGCCAGCGGTTTACTGCAAATCTAATGACTGCAGGAAATAGTTTCTTATCTAGGAAGTTTTTCATTATTGTTTTTTCTTTTTATTGAAAAGACTAAGAATTGCTTCAATAATCTTTTTAAGTAAACCAGGTTGTATGGGCTTGCTAACTGAAACTGTTACAGTAGCGGGCTGAGTTGGTTTTGGAGGTACAACTGGAGCTACAGGAGTTTCAACAGGTGGAACTACTGGCTCTACTACAGGTGGTGTAGGCGTTGTAGGCGGTGTAGGCACTTCTGGTGTTGGTTCTACTGGTGGTGGAGTTGGTGATGGTGTTTGTGGTGCGTGATAACCATATTTGTTCCATGTATCTACACTAGCGTACCAAGCATCTAAATCTACGTTACCACCAATTCCAGATACTCGACCTGAACTTGTGTATTGGTGCATGATGTAAGGATACTTAACAGGTAAATCTGCATTAGGGTCTTGACCATACCAAGCTACCCATACGCCACAGTTTTTAGTGACTGGTGACCAATCTTGTGAGTTAAGTGTTGAACCATTCATGTAAATTAATGGCCATACACCACAAAGGTCGTGTACTTTGTTTACAAAAGCGTTACACCAACCAACTGGGTCTGGGTGTTGAATTTCCCAATCTAATACTAAAACATCGTTTTCTTCTAATGGTGACATACCTTTTACAAAGTATTCAGCTTCAGAGTTAGGGTCTTGACCACCAGCAAAGTGATAGCCACCAATTGCTAGTCCAGCATTTTTAGCACCATAATAATTCTGTGTAGCTTTTGAATCGTAGTAGAGTCCATTATCTCCACCTGATATTTTAATTACAGCAATTTGATAACCGCCACCTCTTACAGCACTCCAATCAATATTACCTTGCCACTGCGAAACATCTAATGCGTTTATATAAGCCATAATGACCTCCTTATTTTTTAACTAATAGAAATGTTGATACAGCTGTTGTTAAACCTATCAACACACCTATAATCCATTTAATTACATTGAACTCGGCACGAGTAACAAACTTACTGTCAAGGTTGTCAATTTTGTCGATAACAACGTCTAACTTATCCACTATGTTGTCAGTCTTTTCTTCCAATTTAGCTAACCTTTCTTTCTCCAGAAGAGTCATTACTTGCCCTTTCGTGCCTGACTTAGAGCAATAGCAACAGCTTGCTTCTGACTTTTAACTACTGGTCCTTTTTTAGAACCTGAATGAAGCGAACCCTTTTTCCATTCTTTCATGGTTTTGGAAACTTTAGATTTGCCATACATTGGCTTTCCTGATGTCCAACTTTTGTGGGAACGACCCATTAAGCTTTTTACAGTGCTCATGCCGAAATCCCGCCTGTATATCCGCCTTGTCCGTTAGAAACAGAGCCACCTTTTTGCTTTTTCTTTTTACCTTTAATTAAAGCTATTACTAAAGTAGCTCCTTTAGAGTTTTTCTTTCCCATCATGTTTTTAACTTTTGGCATTTAATACTCCTTTAAGTTCTTTAGATTGCTTCTTGTATTCAGTCTTATCGTCTTTACGATTTTTACTTTTCAATACCTTTAATAAATTTTTGTGTTCTTTGACAAACTCAGATTTTTTAATTTTGACTAAGTCTTTAACCTTACTCATGATTTGCCTTTGCAGTTGGGACATGTACAATTACACATCTTATTCATTTTCTTAGTTTGTTTACAGCTATCACAGTTACATTTGCAAGTGGTCTTTTTAACTAAGTCTTGTACCTTACTCATGCTTGAAATCCTTTGTGTTTCCAGTCATGTCCATCACTTGGACCTTTTTTCATTGAGTTTATGTGGTCATATATTTTTTTTAGTGATGCTAATTCCATTTTTAATTGTTTAGCATATTCTTTACTATCAACTGTGTATAACTTATTCAAAGAATCTTCCAAACCTTTAGCGTGGTCTTTAATGTGATTAGAGTTGTGCTCAATAGAACCAAGTGTATGCTTCTTACGCATCACTGCGTCTGCATGTGTTGGTGGTAAATCTGCCTTAAGTAAGTCTTTGACTAACATTTTATTCCTTTTTAAATTAAAAATACCCCTCTCAAAGGGGCTTTAGCTTGATTGCCTATACAATGATTATAACCCACCATATTGGTTTTAACAATATATGTGATACAATTCACTTATGGACAATTTACACCCAATAAATGGTTGTGTACTCGTTGAATTAACTGAATCATTTCAGTATGTTGCTACACCAGACAAACAATACTCAACTAAAACTTCAGGCATAGTAAAGAAAATTGCGACAGATTTAGATATAGTCGACATCATAGACAAAAAAGTTTATTTTGAAGAATACAAAGATGGTACTCAATTCCAAATTGATGACAAGTCTTACGCATTTATTAAGTATGAAGATATAAGAGGGTATTATGGGCAAGTTAGCTAGAGATATTTATTTTGGTAAAGACTTAGAAGATAGATTAGATAGTGGTGTAGAAAAATTATTTCAAGTAGCTAATGCAGCTTATGGACCTAGTGCAGGTATAGCTCTTGTAGAAAAAAACTTTGGTTATCCAAATCCTTCTAGAGATGGTGTAACTAATGTTAGAAAAGTATTTTTAGAAGACCCTGTGGAAAACATGGCAGCCAGAACTATAGTTCAGGCTAGTGAAAAATCCAACCAAGTTGTTGGTGATGGTACTACTGCAGTTGTTATCTTAAGTTACTACTTATATAAAGAAGCTAAGAAACTTATTGGTTCTGGTTTCAATCGTATGGAAGTAGCTAAGATGCTTAGAGAATCTGCTAACCATGTTTTAGAACAAATTGATGAAATCAAAATTGATGCTACCCCTGAGTTAATTAGGTTTGTATCTAAAGTATCCGCCAGCGATGAAGCTCTTGGTGAAATGATTGCTGATGTAATTGAACGAGTCGGTATTGAATCTAATATTTTAGTAGAAAAGTTTGACGGAATTGGTTGCTACGATGAAGAAGTAGAAGGTCTTTATTTTAAGAAAGGTTTTACTAACGAATACTTAATAAACAATTTTACTAACCTAGAATCAAACGTATCTAACGCTGACATTTTTATTACCAAAAAAACATTAAGAACTGCTGGTGATGTGACACCAATTTTAGAAAAGATAATAATGGCTGCAGGTAAGGGTTGCGAGATTGTAATCATTGGTGAAGTCATAGATGAAGCACTTGCTACATTAGCACTTAATAAAGCCAAAGGTAACATTACTACTACTTTAGTTGATGTACCTATCTACGGACCTATGAGAGCCCTTTTCTTAGAAGACATAGCATGCTATACAGGTGGTCGTGCTTTAGACGAAGGAGCACCCTCATCTAGCTTTGAGATAGACATGCTTGGTGGAGCAACAACTGTAAATGTTAGTTCGACTTCTACATCTATAATTAATGGAGAAGGTGCTGAAGAAGACTTATTAATTCGTATAGAAGATTTGAGAAAGCAATACAAAGAAGCTGAATCACTAGTAGACAAAGAAGAGATTAAGAAACGACTGAGTATGCTAACAGGTAAAATAGCTATCATTCGTGTTGGTGCTGCTACTGAGGGTGAAAGAGATGAAATCAAAGACCGAGTTGATGATGCTATCTCTGCTACTCAAGCCGCCATAAGAGATGGAGTTGTGCCTGGTGGTGGAACTACACTAGCTAGAATGGATACAGATTATTTCAATGAAGCTTTTGAAGCACCCTTTAAACAATTAGTTTCTAACTCTGGTAACAATCCAGAAGAAGCACTATTTAAAATGCAAGAATCAAAAGTATGGTATGGATTTGATTTGCGTGATTACACTACTAAACCTATTGACCTATTAAAAGCTGGAATTATAGACCCTGCTGAAGTTACTAAACAGACTGTCGTGAATGCTGTAAGTGTTGTAACAACTCTTATTACCACCACTGTTGGATTAACTTTCAAAGACAGGGAAATGAAAAGTGATTAGTTACATACTGCTATTTGTTGTAGCTTGGGGTTTTGGTTATTTATTCAGAGATATGAGGGATAAAGTTACAGAATTGACTGCTCAATTGAAAAAAGAAGAACCTGATGTAGGTGCAACTTATGCTGCGTATGGTCGTGTAGACCCTTACAAGGTTAATCAAGATGGTGATGTAGGACTTGTTGAACCCAAAACAGCTCAAAGACTTGAATGGGAAGAACAAGAAAGATTAAGGAAGATGCAGATTGGACCACAATAATGGGTTATGTATTAAATGGTAAATACTACAAGGATAAACCTGACATGATGAAGCTACAATCCAGACAAAGTTCAATGTATAAACAACATGAACATGACCGACAAAGAAAAGATTATGCCAGAGAAATCATACAACCATACGACAGAAGCGGACAGCCTAACCAAGATTTTATAGATGCCTATCCAAATGAAAGTAAAGAATATGGGTTTTTACCCAAAGATGAAGATTTAAAAAATTTATAAGGAGATAACATGGGAAAGATTAAAACTAAGAAAGATAACGTACACGTTTTAACTGACAGAGAGTTTGACTATCTGAAGATATTAAACCTAGCTTTGACTTACAACATACTCAAAGACAAAGTATTATCTGGTTACCTATACTATGTGTGTACAACTAAGTTTGGTTATGCAGAAGATACTAACCTTCAATTTGAAATAGATTTAGATAAAGACACAAAAGAACTAACTGTTCACGAGATACCTAAAGAAGTAGTTGACGAAGCTATTGCCCAGCAGGAATAGAATTTAATACACCTTGTGGAACATATCCACCACCCTGAGCTTGTGGCATTGAACCACCAAGTTGGTTAAGTAATGACTGAATGTACTGTAGTTGAGCTTGTGCTGCTTGTGGAGTAGATGTAATTCCTGGTAATGGAGCGTTAATATCAAGACCTTGTGCTTTAAGTGCTGCATTAACTGCGTTTTGTTCAGCAGATTGTTGTTGTGCAAATCTTGAAGTTTCACCACCACCAAATAGTCGTGATAGAACTCCTGAAGCACCACCACCTAAAATACCTTGACCACCACCAGCTTGTTGGTATGCTCCACCTAAACCTGTAATTTGTCCAGCTTGTGCACCAGTTCCGTAAGTAGGATTATATAAGGATTGTAAACCTTGTTGTGCAGTTTGTGCTGCTGCTACTGGCTTAGTTAGATTTTGTAGAGCTGATGCACCACCCATTTGTTGGAAAATTAATGGGTCTGTCATAGCTGCTAATTGCATCAATGCTATTGGTGTTGAAATGTTTGGGTTAATATCTTGTGTTGGGGCTGCTCCTGCTGCTCCTGGTGCTCCTGCTCCTTGCATACCTGCTCCTTGTGTTAATTGTGTTTGTCCTGCTGCTCCAGTTGCTTGTGGACCATAATTTGTTGCTGTGCTACCTAATGCTGTTAATCCAGTTAATGCTTTTGGGTAACCTTTAGGTAAATTGCTAAGTGTCTTTCCGATGACTGTTTTAGGAACTGTAGTTCCTGCGGCTTTACCAGCTAATCCTTGAACACCTTTAGTGATTAATCTTTCACCTGTTGGAGTTGTAGCTAATGCTCCTGCTACTCCAAATCCTGCACCTATAGGTCCTGCACTAAGTCCACCAAGTACTGGTGCCGCTATTTGTGCAAGTTGTCCACCTGTTACACCACTCTTTGCAGATTGTTGTTTAATAGCATCTTGTGATGCTTTTGATGCACCTACATATTCTGATTGTATAGTTCTTGCATCTTTGATAGTCTTTGCAGAATCTATTTGACCAGAAATTCTATTAAACAGTGTTGGGTTAGTTTTTTGTAAATCAGCCAATCCAGCTTTCATGCTAGTTTTAATTTGGTTAGTAAGCGGCGTTGCTATTTCATTACCTGCTGCGTCAACTGGTTTAAATATCGAACTTTCTAAACTTCTAGCTATGTTAGTAGCAAAATCACCAATAGCAGCGGCTTCGGCATTCGTACCACCTTTAGCAGAATTTTGTTGGGCTAATTTTTCCCAATTTCTTACTTCATTTAAAACTGCGTTAGGGTCAGCACCCTGTACACCAACTTGTCCACCTTTTTTACCTGTTAGGTTAAACAATGTTTTTTGAGCTGTGGATAATAATTTATTTTCAGCATTTTTTTGAATTAATGGTTGACTTTGTAATTCGTTTTTTACTGTATCAAGAAATCCACCCATATCCACTTTTATGTTAGAAGTTGTGAGTGCATCAGATACACCTTTGGTTACAGCACCAAGACCACCAGTTATTCTTGAGAATAAGCTAGGTACTTGTCTAATATCTGAAATGTTGCTTTGTTGTATTGTTTTAGAGTATTGACCTATGTCGCCTTGAGCACCTTTAAGTTGTCCACCAATGAGTTTAGATGCACCTTTTTCTAGTGTTGGTGCGACTACTTTAGTACCCAACATAGAAAGTCCTTTACCAAGAACTTCACCACCTGCTTGACCACCAGCACCGTATAAAAAGTTTTGTGCTAATTTATTTTGAGCTGGCTGACCAGTCATAACGTTTTCCGCTGCTTTTCCGCCTGCTTGTCCTAAACCAGCACCTAATACACCACCAAGATAAGCAATAGCTGAAGGGAGATAAGATAATCCAAAAGTTTCAGGAGCTAATGCTGTTTCTTCTGGTAACAACGCTCCAGCAAGAGCTGTACCACCGATACCACCACCAATACCACCTGCTATAGCACCAGCTGTTGGTAAAGCTTTAGTAGCTAAGTTAGGAGATGAACCAGTACCCATTTGTGAAGGAGCATTTTTTGCATTCATTAATTGAGATATTCCACTTGGAACATTTTGCTGTTGTGCAACATTGTTAGTGTGCGTGTCCGCTATGTTTAACAAATTTGCAGTTTGGGGCATTGAGTTATTGTGCATATTATTTACCTGGAGCAGTTTTATTTGGAGCAGTACTTGATACTTGATTTAATCTACCGATAAAGTCATTGTAATTATTTAATTGAGCACCAGTAAGTCCACCTTTAGCACCTTTGTTGGGGTCGTAACCAAAGTAAGCTTGTACAGATGAAACGTAATTCTTAAGCAGTTGTTGTTGGTATGCAACATAGTTAGCCTGAGTCTGAGCGGCTTGTCCTTGCATAACAGCACCTTGACCCTGTAATAATGAACCTTGAGCAGCAACTTGTGCAGCTTTAGCAGAAAGATAATTACTGTAAGCATTCTGGTAAGCAGCGACTTGTTGTGCTGTAGCGTATCCTTGATTTTGTTGTAAGGTTTCAATGTCATTCATTGTTTTTTCAGCTGCTGTCATTTGTGCAGTTGAAGCATTAAATAACTGTGTTGCGTTTTGTGCACCAGCAGTTAATTGTGTAATTTTCTGCCCTTGAGTGGTAGTTTCAGCACCTGTTTGAGCTTGAGCTTGAGCTTGGGTAGCGTTTAATAAGTTCTGGAATGTATTAACTTTGTTAGTCTGGTTAGCAAGAGTTGTGTTTAGGTTCTGAGCCATGTTCTGGTATGCCTGAGATGCTTGACCTGCAGTTGCACCATAATAGTTACCTGCTTGCTGTGCGGCCTGTGGAGCGTACTGCATGGCTGTCTGAGAAGCTAATAATTGTTTTTGTGCACCAGCTAATGCTCTTGGGTCAAATCCATACTGCTGTTGTGCTTGAGTAAGATATTGGTTATATAGCTGTCCACCACCTTGAACATTGTATCCAGACAAAGCTGCCTGAGCTGCGTTAGCTTGGGCTCTATCTTGTTGTGCCTGATTATAGGTGTTCTGATACTGACCTTGTGCTTGTGCAGCTTGTTGGTTGTATTGATTTTGTAGCTGTTGCCCTTGTGCTCTGGCGTTTGCTATATCTTGTGCTGATTGTTGTGCTGATACTGGTTGCATAAAATAAAAAAAACCCCTTTCTGGGGCTGAAATTAGTTGCCTATAACAAGATTATACATCTATATTTTTCATTAATCAATCATTAATAATGGTGTAGTAGACAAGGTAAAGTAAATAGCACCAGCAATAAGACTTACTGGACCTGTTTGAATTGTAAATACCATAGTCGTTTTATCTAAATACGAGAGAGAAACATTCCAACTTACACCTAGACCACTATTATAGTTAGTATATGGTAGCTGTACATATTGATTCTGGTTGTACTCATACCAAGCGGCAACAACAGGTATTTGACCCAACCCATGTATGTAATTGTAAGTGTTTGTCGAGTTAGCACTCTGTGGAGTTGTGGTTAATTGGTCTTTAAGGACTACGTTTTCTAAATAAAAGTTTGTGCTAAATATAAGTTCTTCGTCTGAAGCTTTAGTTACATCTACACCAGATTTACTCACAAATAATCCTTGTTGAACAGGGCTTGTGTATCGCTTACCAAGAAGTACTGTTGGAACACCAGCGTTATTGTAATAGAGTGTAGAACTGTAATCGTTCTTATAAATCAAATCTGAATCAGAAGCATTGTATACATTAACACCTTGCTTTGATACTTTCTGACCAAAGAATTTATTAGATGAACCTGCTGGTATTGATGTAGCCATTATCCTGTAGCCTGACTTCCGCTTAATACTCTAGGTGTACCATTAGCATCATTTTGTGATGTAGTAGAACCAACGACTTGCTGACCAGTAGAACTACCAGCTGTAACGTTTACAGTTGCTACAGAAGGGTTAGATGCTTGTTGCTGGTAAATAAGAGCTTCCAAAGATAAATAAGGTACTGTAGGATAGCCTTCACC